TCGCAGACGTTGTCAGAGGACTACACGTATTTGGAAGAAAAATCCTTAGAAGTGAAGCAGTCCAAAGAGGCGTTATAACAATAGGTTAATTAGGAGGATAATAGAGAACTATGGCAACTTATAATGTAACAGGTGCTGGTGGAACTACTGGACATCCGTCTAATGGTAGAACACCTTATATGGTTGAAAATACAATCGATGTATCAGCAATCAATGGTGATGCTGGAGCAGCACAAAATGATGTGATCCAGTGTCTAGATATACCTGCTGAAACTTTAATCATGGAAGCTGGAATTGAGGTAGTGACTGCACTATCTTCTTCAGTTACTATGGACTTAGGTATCACAGGTGGAGACATTGACAGATACGCTGATGGTGACACTAATGCTACAGGCTTTTCTGCTCCAACGGCTACAGCTAGAACTATAGTCGCAAGTGCAGATACTTTGGATATTAAAATCTTAGATGCAGCTTCGTCTGCAGGTAAGATCAGAGTATTCGCTGTATTATGTGATGTCGCAGGTATTGACGAAACTGATAGAAATACAGACTCACAACACGATACTGACGTATCATAATCTGTATAATTTTAAGGGGGA